TTATTTACTAGATTTATAGAAATTATCAAAAGTTTTTGCTGCTTCTGAGTAACCATCTTCAGTGATATGTGCATACGTATTTAATGTAACTTTAATATCTGAATGTCCTAAAATGTTTTGAATGACTTTTATATTAATACCTTGTTCGAGAAGGAAGCTTGCAGCAGAATGACGCAAATCATGAAATGATATTTTAGTAAGATCGTTATTTTCTTCTTTCTCTAAAAATCGATTAAACATTCTAGTGACAGAAGCGGGGGTAAAAGGGGTGCCGTCGTCATGACTAAAAATTAATATAACAGTTTTACCATCTAAATCTTTTGTACCTTTCCACAACAAACCTAACTTATCTTTGTTTTTTTGCTTTTCTTTTGCAAGTTCTTTAATTTCTTCCATCAGTCCAGCAGGAGCGGGGACAATTCTTTTTCGCTTGTTTTTAGTTTCATCTAGCTTTATACCTTCACTAGCACTCTTTATAACTGCTCTATAAACGTTAATTGTATTTTTATTGTAATTCATATCTTTAGTTGTTAAACCGATGACTTCGCCACGTCTAAGACCACAATAAAGCGCTAATTTAATCATTAGCTGTTGATATTTTTGTAATATCTTAATGCGATCTATTAACACTTCTATTTCTCGTCTATTATAAATATTTTTTTCTGGTACTTTATAGGTAGGTTTTTTCACTGATAAAGATACGTCTGTTTCAGTAATTCCCCACAAGGTAGCATATTTAAATAAGCTTCTAATAACTCGATGATGTCCCTCTAAAGCGCTTGGACCAACTCCTTTTTTTTGAACTTCATGAAAGTAGTCGAGCAACTGCATAGTTGTAATTTTACTTATTTTCTTCCTCTCAAAATAAGGTATAATCCAGTTTTCGAGAAAGAGGTTATACTTATCAATAGTATTACCTTTTAGCTCTCTTTTTGCGTAATTTATGCGCCATTTCTCCACAAAGTCAATAAATCTCATATCTTTTATTTCCGTGTAATCGCTTGAATAAACATAAGCTTCAAAATTAGAAAGTTCTAGTTTTAACGCTTTTACTGTTTTAACTGTGACGTTTTTTGTTTTGCGTATTTGTTTGCCTCGCGCGTCATAGCCTTTCGAAACTCGCAACTCGTATTTATTATTTCCTAAAGACACATAACTAGCCATATTATTCTCCTTTCGCACATACGTTCTTTTTTCGATAAAAAGAAAAGCCCGGAGGCTCTCTTTATTTAAATTCAATATTGATAGTCATCGATTTAGTAATTTCGTCATACGTTTCACTGTTATAGACTGGTGATGTTTTTATAGTTACTTTATTTATTTTATCCACGTTGTCTTTTTTTAATATACAAATAACATATTCATCTTCAACTATGACATCTGGTTGTACAGTGAAGACGCCATTTATACCAATGTTGTCAGTCATAACATCAATTTGTTGTTTTTGGTCTGTGATGATATAATCAATTCCATTAAAATTTAGCGCATTTTTTCCAGTGTTTTCTAAATCATATTTAACTTGTATTGTGTAGTAAGGATCTGTGACAGGGACTTTTCCACCGCTAAATTCCTCTTTTTCTGCGTCACTGACATTCTCTCGTTTAAAGATTTTTACATCCTTAATTAACATATTTAAGTCGCCTAAGTCTACTTTTATTTTTGGAGTTGCAATCTTTTCAAGAGTCACTTTAGTATCGTAATCTTTATCTTTAGTCCATTCTCCCACTTTCAATAAAAGACCATCTTCTACATATTCATCTGATGTATTATTATCTTTTTTATTTTTCACTTCGGCACTGCCATCAGAATGATTTTCTTTTCTTGTATTATCTGTTCCGCCACATCCTGTTAAAAAAATACTAAAAGCTAACATAAATCCCGCTAATAAAGCTATCCCTTTTTTCATATTCATTCTCCCTTTATATTTTATTTTCCTGTGAGCTTCATATTAGTTTTATCAAAAGCACTACTTCCAGCCATCTTTGTCTCGTCTTCATATCTTAGCTCAACCATGGGCCTATGATTGCTATCTCCCCCAAAAAGAGTACCAAGAGCGCGTTGTTGTATTTCATTCCCTAAATAATCAGCATTTTTTTGTTTGATTGTTTCATCTTGATATTTTAAGTCTTGAGTTACATATGCAATTAACATATCATATTCATTTTCGAATGGAACAACTTTTATAAGTATTCCATTTGATTCAGAAATTAATCGATTAATGGATTCATTAAAAGACTCTATACCTTCTTGGGTGACTGTATATGCCGCAGAAGCGTCTGCTTGATCCGTTTCTTCTGTTTCTTCTACTTCATCTGTTTCGGCATCTTCTTTAGTATCTTTTTTTTGGTTATCTATTGTTACATTTTCCTCTGGGTTCTCCACAATATAATTATAAAGTTGAACTGTTCTTATTAAAGAAAAAGTAAGAAGCAAGACTGTTGTCGCTATAATGATTAACGTATATTTTCGACGATTTTCATTTTTAATAACTTTTATTATAGCAAATGTCAAAGTCGCTAGAGTAGCGAAAAATAAAAGAACCCATATACCATTAAACAAACTTAATATAATTAATAATAAAAGAATCCAAAACCACCATTTTTTTAACAAGTGTCTATACTTGCTCATCCCGCATCTCCTTTTTATAAAAACATAATTATTAAAATTACTATGACAGGAATAGTTATCAACTTGGATATATTTCTAAAGTGGTTAAATTTGTTGAACTGGTATTGATTGTTGAAAATTGATATGTAATCTCATTAACAGAAACTTTTGTATCTTTTTGATCATCCATGCTGTTATTGAGAGCATTAAGTACCTTATCTAAACCGTTTTCTGAATCTAAGGACATCATAATAGCTGCAATTGAATAAGTAAAATCATTATAATCTGTAATACCTATTTTATCGTTAGAGCTATATGTTAATAGTAACGACATCACGTTATTACCATCAGACATTATTTTAAATCCATTAGTTACTTCAGCGTCACTAGTTACTGATTCAGGAAGAGAGATAGATAAATCATCTTCTGTTTCAAAAATATAGTTAAACTGTCCTTGTAAATCTTCATAGGAAACAAGTTTTTTTTGTTTTGGAACAACAATTTCGGTCTCCGAGGTTTTTTCGTCCTTTTCAGCTAATACGGTATAAGTTGCCTTCGAATTAAGCCTAGGAAAAAGCATAGTAAAACTATTATTATCTGTCTCGATTTTTTTTGAGTCCCCATTTTCATCCTTTAATGTTATTTTTGCATTATCAGAGGTTTTTCCTGTTTGGTTTAAATAATATCCTTTTCCAGTACTATCACTAATATCTAGTTCTGGTTCTCCGCACGCATATAGTACTAAGCTAAGCAATAATATAAAACATAAAACTATCCATTTTTTCATATTCATCTACTCCCTTATATATATTTTTTCATTTCTTCGGGTAATCCATAAAAGTTAATTATTTTATCTGTAGTATCAATATAATGTTCTAAATGGCTTCCGTCTATAAGCAGCTGTGTTGCAAAATAGTTGGCTTCTTTTTCAACTTTCCACTCTGATACAATAGTTTGTTTTGAAAGTTGGGGGGTATTTTCATCTTGATGTATAAGAGCGTGGCATAGTTCGTGAGCGCAAGTAAACAATTGCCGCTCATCTGAAAAGAGGTTATTTAAATGAATCATTTTAATTCTGTTTATTTTATTATAATAACCGTAAACTTCACCTAAGTCTTCTTTTAATATAAGAATATCTTTTTCTTTCGCAATTAAAAACGGATTTCTTGTTTCATGAATATTAACAAGCTTTTGTATCTGTTGCTGTATAAATTCACTCATCTCCATACTATCCCACCTAATTTATTTTCGATATTTTTTAGGAGTAAATCGTTTCTTAGATTCTTCTTTTGCAATCCTTAACGAATTTTCAAGAGACATAATTAATAGTTTTTTTGTATTTTCATCCATTTCTCCATCTTCTTTCGAGTAAGCAAAGGCGTCTGAATTAGACAGATCGTCAATCATTTTTTGAAGATCTTTTTGAATGCTTCGTTCGTCCTTGTCATCCAATTCCCAATATTGTTTTTTATCTGTTTCACCTAATATATATGAGCGTGATACTCCGTAATATTCAGCTAGTTTTTTCAGCATTTCGTAATCGGGTTCTCTTTTATTTCTTTCATAATTAGAAAGATTTTCTCTTTTTATATTCAAGTCATCAGCTACTTTTTGCTGAGTTAGATTTTTGTTTTCGCGTAATGAACGTAATCTGTCACCGAACATATAATCGCCTCCTGTACCCACAATGATATAGTAACTTTGTGTTACGTTCAATTAAAATTTGAATATGTAAAAAAAAGTTACAATTTTCTCTTGACGTAACGTAAAGTTACGTGTATATTAATATATATAAAGTAACATAAAGTTACGAAAGAGGGTGAGCATTTTATGGGTAACAACCTTAAAGAACTAAGGGGAGAGAGAAGTAAAGCAAGCGTAGCACGATCTTTGGGGATAACGCCACAACATCTTGGATATATAGAAGATGGATCTAGAAATCCGTCCTTAACACTAATGTTTAATATTGCAAAGTTATACAATAGAAAGGTGGATGAAATTTTTTTTGACAGAATTGTAACGAAAAGTCACAAAAATTAACTAAAATAGGAGGCTAGAAAATGAGGAAAATTGCATTTACAAACTCTTTCCTAACCAAGAGAAACAGAAAAGAGTCAGTACTCACCATTGAATTAAGTATAACTGGAGAAGATTTTAGTGATTTAAGTATTTTGCCGGAACTTTATTCAGAAATTAATTCATTAGTTAATAGATTATCGGAAAAAACTAACGGCGATTTAGGCAAAAGAAAATAGGAGGCTAGAAAATGAACAGAAGATATCTGAGCAACAAAAGAAGTGAACAGAAAGATTGTGTTTTTAAAACCAAAGACATACCACCAGAAAACTTAAAATCATTAAATATTAAGATGCAAGGAGATAGAAACTGTTGTTATGGAGTATTAGAAATCAATGGAAAACAATTAAGAAAAGGAATTACAGCGGTCAAGTTAGATTTAAAAGCAGGATCATTACCAGTTGTACAAGTGGAATATCACCCATTCACGATCAGCGAAGAAATGCAAAGACTAATATGGTCTGGAAAATACTAAAAATCATAATTTAGGAGGAAGAAAAATGAATAACATCAAACAAGCAATTATTAAACTAGAAACAATTTTAGAAAATGGTAATGCGATAGAGAGCGGCTCATTCGTTAAATACAGCGTTATAAAAAATATTTTAAGTTTACTTGAAAAAGATCAAGAGCTAAAAATTATCGAAATGAAAGTAGAGCTGAATGGAGTAGAGGATTCCATAGAAAACGCCACTTTGTTAGAAAAGAGATTAATTGAAGCCAAATCTTTGGTGGAAGACTTGGCTAGCACTATAAACTCGTTAGAAATTAAGGTGAAGTGATTTACTTGATTTTTACAGTAAATTCATTCCCGCAATCGGGACATGTGTTTACTCCAGGTTTAACTGTAAATACATGCGAACATTCGGGACAGCTCCCTTCCGTTCCATTTTTAATAATATCTTGCTTTGCGATTTTTAGGCTTTGTTCTTTAATTTGTCTCTCTAATTTTTTTGAATCAAATTTAATTTTAACTCCCATTTTACCCACCTCCCTTCACAAAAACTATAGCACTGTGAAAGGGCGAACAGAAAGGAGAACAAAATGTCAAATTTACAAGTAATTGCAAATGAAATGTTGCCAGTTTTAGAAAATGAACAAGGCGAAAAATTTGTTGATGCCCGGATGCTTCATGAAAAGCTTTTAGTAAATACAAGATTTAATGATTGGATATATAGAATGATTGGAAATTATGGTTATGAGAATGGTTTAGACTTTTACTCAACTTTGAGTAAAACCAATGGGCGACCATCAACAAATTATTTTTTGACTTTAGATACTGCTAAAGAATTAGCAATGGTGCAAAACAACGAAATGGGTCGGTCGATTAGAAAATACTTCATTGAAGTAGAAAAACAAGCGAGGAAATTAGCAACTGAATATCCCGCATTTTCATACATGATAGAAGATCCAGTCGCTAGAGCTAAAAAATGGATAGAGGAACAACAAGAAAAGCAAGAGGTGTTAAAAAAACTTGAGGAACAAAAGCCGAAAGTAGTTTTTGCGGAAGCTGTACAAACGAGCGAGAACACAATTTTAGTAAAAGATTTAGCTACTATTCTAAAACAAAAAGGATTAGATATAGGGCAAAACAGACTTTTCGAATGGCTGAGAGGTAGTGGCTATTTGTTAAATAAAGGTGCTTATTACAACAAACCGTCGCAAAAGGCGATGAACTTAGGATTGTTTGAACAAAAAACACATATTCATACAGATAGAAACGGCTTAATGAAAACCACTTATACTCCACAAGTAACAGGAAAAGGACAAGTATATCTATTAAACAAGTTATTGGAAGAACACGATCAAGTTATAAGTTAAGCGTCGCCTACCACAACGACGCTCATACAGACAACTAATAGTCACGGGGAGCGACTAACAACAGTATATAACAATAAGTTGTTAATTAATCGCTAAAAAAATAACAAAAAGGATTGAGATATTATGTTTCAAAAATCAACATCGGCACCAACCGCGATGCAAGTTTTAGCAGAAACTCGCACGCAAAAAGAGCTAGCGATAGATAGTTATGTAACGCCAGCATTAATAAGTAATCAGCTGAAAGGAAAGCGGACGGTATCACTTGAACAAGCAGAACAGTTAATTGATAGCTACAACGAACCAGAAAGCACTTACTTGTTTGCACATGAATTCAGCAACGGAATGATACCACCGCTTTTTGACGGTTTAGACAACCATCACGCTTCCTTAACTAACAGATTTGAACTAGAAGTTGAAGAAGCCGTAAATGCGTTAAAAAACGGCATAGAGACAATGACATTCAATTTGAGAAAAGGCGATATGTTACAGCGAGAAGCAGCTAAACAAGCTATTTCAGAAATAACAGATGTAATCGCAACAGCTTTAACTCTAAATACAAGTATAGCAAGAACATTCAATATAGATTTACAACAAGTTTTAAGTAAACGTGATCAATATTATAAAAAGTTAGGAGTGGTTAAAAATGACGTTTAATGCAATAACAGCGCCGGAATTATTAGAAAAAATGAAGCAACAAGGTATTGAAATTAGTCGTTCTAAGCTCTACAAAATGGTTAAACAAGATGAAATTCCATACACGAAAATTGGTTCTAATCTATTTTTTGTAGAAGACCAAATTGAAGAGTGGGTAAGAAATGGCGGGACAGCTAGTCAGGCGGTAAGAGCTTGAAAGTGTTGTTCAGCATCTTAGTAATAATAGCAGCGGCGTTAGCGTTAATAAATTTATGTAATTTGATTTTAATTCTAATTTTAGTATAGGAGGGCTACAACAATGACAGAAAGAGTTTTTCGGAAACAAACGATTTTCGGTAATAGTGAGATTTTTATAGACGACAGAACGAAAATGATCGCTAATCCAGCTTTCCGGCAAAAAATCCCGCTTATTGAAACAGGTTGCGAGAAAATGGCGGACTATATCGAAGAGTTAAAACTAAAGGGCTATGAGGAGGTCACAAGATAATGGATGTTTTTGCAGTAATGATTTTCGTGTCGTTTATGTCGCTAATTGCAGGATATTGGCTGAAAGGAAGTGGTAAACGTGGTTGAGAATCCGATGGTTGTTGATGGTCTTTGGGACGATGATTTTAGACATTAAAAAAGCACGCATAGCAGTGCGCGCTTTAAGGATTTGAGATATTACCTTAACAGAATTATACCTCGAATCTATTAAAAAATCAATGGAGGTAACATATATGAAAATCGTATTTAAACAACTTACTTTAGAAAATTTCAAGAATCATAAAAATTTAGTAGTGGACTATGAACAAGTAACACAAATTAGTGGCAAAAATGGTTTCGGTAAAACAAGCATCGGCGAAGCAGTAACATGGCTACTCTATGGTACGGATTTGTTAGGAACAAAGATTGAGCCACAACCGCTCGGAACAGAAGAAGAAGTGCATGTTTCGCTATTAATTAACGCAGATGGAAAAGATTTGTTACTAACTAAAAAGCAAAAGAAAACGGCTAAATATGCAATTAATGAAGTTCCTCGAAAAGCAACTGAATTCGCTGATATGATTGACTCTTTATTTGAAAAAAATCTATTTTACTCACTATATAGTCCCGGTTATTTCTTTTCTCAACATTGGCAGACACAGCGAGAGCAATTACTTTCTTATGTGACCGAACCAGGTGAAAAAGAAGTTTTAGAAGAAATGAACGAGATTGATAGAACACTTCTTTCTACAGAGCTTAATAAGCATCTTTTAGACGATTTAGAAGCAGTGAATAGAGAAACATTCAAAAACTCTGATAAACAGTATGAGCGTGCTTCTGAACGAGTATTGACACTTAAAGAACAACTGTCAAATGCTAGCGAAGTAAACATGGATATCAAAGAGATTACAGAGCAAAAGGATGCTTTAATCGCAGAAAGAACTGCAATTGAATTAAAAGAAGATAAAAATGTGCAATTACGAAATGATTATGCAGATGCAGAACAAAAAATAAATGCGCTAAAAGAAAGGATTCTTAGAAAAAGAGAAGAAGCATTAAATGTTCGAGAACAAAAAATAGAAGAAAACTGTGAATATTGTGGACAAACTTTACAAGGTGATTCCATCGAACATGCAATTCAATATCGAAAAGAACATTATAACAGACTTGTAACAGCAGGAAAAATAATGGTTGAAGAATTAGAAGCATCAAAAGCGCGTTTAGCTAAACTAGAAAATCCAGAAAAAAACTTTGATCGTGTTAAATATAAAGAAATTGACGAAAAAATACTAGAATTGAGTGGTTATATTCAATCAGTCGGTCAAACTGAAAAGTTACACAAACAAATTGCTGATGCAGAACTTGAACAACAGCGCATTAGAAAACAACGCAATAAATCACAATCAATTGTTGAGGCTATAAAACGATTTAAAGCTAAAAGAAGTGATTTGATGGTTGGAAAAGTGAATGGATTGTTCGAAAACATCACGATTAAGTTATATGAAGTGCTAAAAAATGGTACAGAAAAGCCAACATTCGAAGTGGAGTGGCAACAAAAGCCTTATAGCAAATTATCTACTGCTGAAAAAATTATCGCAGGCATCGAGTTTGCGAATGCTTTAAGCCTAAAAGCTGAAACAATTATTCCTCTTTTTGCAGATAATGCAGAATCTGTTATCGAATTACCAAAACCAACAGGACAATTAATTACAGCAACTGTTAAGAAAACAAAATTCACGGTAAAAGGAGTTTCTGAAAATGAATAATGAATTAATTGACGCACAGAATAGTTATGAGGTAGCTAATTTTGATGAAGAAAAATTAAGAACAATGCAACAAACTATTGCTAAAAACTCAACACCGCAAGAGTTCGAACTATTTGTTCAAGTATGTAAAAACAGCGGGTTAAATCCGTTTTTGAATCATGTCTATTTCATCAAATATGGTAATCAAATGAATATACAGATTTCGGTAGAAGGCGTGGAGTATCTTGCAAGACGTTCAGAAGGATACAGAGGCATTGATGTTCAATTAGTGCATGAGAAAGACGAAATTAGATTCGGAAGAAATGAACAAGGTGTAATGACTGTAACGAAACATGAATTTGGCTTTCCTCGCGGTAAAGTTACAGGCGGTTACGCAATTGCTCGTAAAGAGAATTTTCCGGATTTTGTAGTTGTGATGGATGTAGAGGAAGTCGAACACATGAAGAATGGTACTAATAAAAATATGTGGTCCAAATATTTTAACGATATGTTCAAAAAACATTTAATTAAACGCGCTGCAAAAACACAATTTGGAATTGAAATTGGAGAAGATGAAATGCTTCCAAGCAACGGAATTGAAAACGAGCAAGAATACAATCCGGGTCAACGCAAGGATATTACGCCAGCACAAAAAACAATAGAAACAGACGAAGAAAACACTGTGACAGAAGAAGACGCGAAAGCAACACAATGGGAAATAATCAAAGAAAAACTAGAAACTTACAACTTAAAAAGAACTTATTTAAGTGATCTAATTGATTCCAAATTTAACGTCAAACCAGACGAGCTAAGCGCACAGAATTTAGTTGCTCTTACGAAGATAATTGACTTGGAACAAAAAGATTTAAGTAAAGGCGTTCAACCGCAAGAAGCAGATTTATTTGATTTAGAGTTACAGGAATAGAAGTGTAAAAACAAGTTAATTAGTAGGAGGCAATTTTATGTCACATGGGTGGGTTAAATTGCATAGAGATTTGAAAGAAAAACCAATATGGAGAAGCTCCACACCCGAGCAAAAAACCATCCTTGTGACTTTGTTAATGATGGCAAATCACAAGGAAAACGAGTGGGAGTGGATGGGGAAACCTTTCAAAGCAAAACCAGGTGAATTCGTCACAAGTATTAAGTCAATTACAGCGGAGTGTGGCAAAGGTATCTCTTCGCAAAATGTCAGGACAGCGCTAAAAAGATTTGAAAATTACGGATTTCTAACAAAGAAATCAACAAAGGTAAACACCCTTATAAACATAGTGAACTGGGGCGTTTATCAAGAGTCAGAAAATAAACCTAACACACTTGCTAACAATCAGCTAACAAACGACTCACAAACAGCTAACAAACAGCTAACAACTAACAAGAATGTAAGAACTAAAGAATGTAAGAATAACAACAACAACAGCGATTTAAATTTCAAGGATTTTTGGGAACAAAACGGATTCGGAATGATGCTTCCAGTTGAACTAGAAAAACTGCTTGCTTGGGTAGATGATTTTGCAGGTAATCGAGAAATTGTCATGAAGGCATTGGAAGTTACTTCCGAACAAGGAGCTAACAAACGTAATTATGCATACGTTAATAAAATTCTTAGAAACTGGGAAGAAAGAGGATTTAAAACGGTTGCTGATGTGAATGCAGCGGAAGAGGAAAGGCGAAAACAAAATGAACAGAAGTATAATAAGCCCACTTACGGCAAATACAACAAGAATCAGAAACAAGAAGTATTGCCTGACTGGCTTGATAAAACAGAGAAGCAGCCAGAGAATAAAAAAACAGAATCAGAATCAAGCGGAGATTTAGAAAAGAAAGTAGCAGAAATTAAAGCGAAGTTAGCGGAGAGGGACGAGGTGCAGACGTGAAAATATACGAACAGCATAAAACAGATAAAGATCACATTGCAACACCTCGTTATGTTGTTGAAGACATCTACAACTTGATAGATATTGATTCTTTTAAAAGTATCTGGTTCCCATTTAACAACTATGATTCAGAATTTAAATTAAGAGCGGATGAACTAAATCTAAAGTATAAAGCAACGCACATTTTCGATGACTTAGGTAATGATTTTTTTACTACAGAACCGCCAGCAAATTGCGATTTGATGATTAGTAACCCGCCGTTTTCGAATCAAAATGAAATTATTGAGCGTAGTTTTCGACTAATAAAAGAGAATAAAATCAAGTCATTTGCGTTATTGCTACCGCTCTCAACTCTCGAAACTGAGAAACGAGCAAATATATTCGAACAATATAGCAACAAGTTAGCAATATTGATATTCAAGAAACGTATCAAATTTTTAGGACATACAACATCATTCAATAGAGGCTGTTGCTGGATATGCTATAACATTTCAGCGTTGGAAGATAAGCGAATTCAATGGGTTTAGAGGAGTGAGAGCATGACAGAATACGCCCTCTACAAAGGCGACGATCTGTTGAAAATCGGTACATTAGACGAATTAGCAGAGTTTAGAAAAGTAAAGCGTGAAACTATATTTTTCTACGCTACGCCTTCTTACAGAAAAAGAACGTCAGAGAAGGGACTAAGAGTTATAAAACTGGATTAGGAGGAAGCGGAATGACAAAAGATGGTACAAAAGAAGCTCTTGCAGAGGTAGGGGTTACTCGAAAAAATCGACTGCTAAGAAAGATATGTCGGCATAAGGATAAAGAGATATTTAAGGATACATCCTATGACGGGATACAAGGTGAAAGGCGTGTGGTGGTTTGCAGAAATTGTGGAGAATTAGTTTCTGATTTTATTGCAAAATATGAGGGTGGCGGCTTTAAATGAATATAATCAAAAAAGGTGACCGAGTTCAGACTGTAACGGATACAGAGTGCAATAGGGCGGAGAGAAGGAGGAAAACAATGAAATTTAAAAAAGGTGACAGAGTAGAAGTTATTTGGCGAAGTGAGTTGCATCAGGGCTTGGTAGAAGAGGTTATTGAATTAACTGACGAATTAACTGACGAATTAATGGTTAAATTAGCTAAGACGCCCGCGATAGATTATTTATTTAAACAAAATCAAGTTAGCAAAGTCGAACTTGTGAAAGTGCCTAAATTTGTAGCTGATTGGATTGAGTATTGTGAAAAACATCGTTGGGGATTGTCTGAGGCTTTAGAAGATACTTATGAAAATAGTTGCATGCCCGAAGAAGTAACGGACTGGCTTGCAGATTGTCATGAAAATCAAGAGCTTTTCGCCCGTGCTTGGATGGGAGACTACGAGGTGGGAGAACCGCTTTATTATGTAAGATTTTTCGATGGGGGATTAGGTTTTCTCAATGTTTATTTTAATGGCGTACGACTTTTAAGTTGTCATCTGGGAAGTGAAGGGTATAAAACTAAATTCACTGAATCAGAAATAAAAAATATAGACACACGATATTGGGATTTCGCTGTGCCTGTTGAAGAAGTGGAGGAGACAGAATGAAAATTAAAATAAACGAAGATTACGTAATTAGAAGCAGTCAATATCAATATGTATTATCAAAGCCAAAAGGACCAGATAAAAACGGAGCGGAACAATATAGTGATATTGGCTATTTTCCTACTGTAGAGAAAGCTTTAGACGCCTTTACTGAACATCACATCAGAACATCAGATATTAGTAGTTTTGAAGAATTGGCATACGAAGTGAAAATGGTAAGGGAATTGCTGACCGAGATAAAAAGTAAGTTGGAGGTACTCAAATGAGTAAAACACATGAACTAAAAATATTGTCAGAATACTTCTGGGACATCGCAGAAGGGCGAAAAACGTTTGAGATTAGAAAGAATGACAGAAATTTCCAAGTTGGAGATTACCTGATTTTAAAAGAATTTAAAGAGGAAAAACATACCGGATGGAAGATAACCGTAGAAGTTACCTACATCACAGATTATGAGCAAAAAGAAAATTATGTGGTGATGGGAATAAATCCATTGAAAGGGAAGGTGCAAGAATGGGAATAAATATTTCTTTATACAGTTATGATTATGAAGCACTTGTGGAAGGTATTAGTTACGATTTACGACGTATTGACTTGCATGACAAGATTCCTGATAGCTCTAAAAAGAGTTATTGGCAACTAGAAAGCCGATACGAATTAGTAATGGAGGTGGCGGAATGAAACAAGGGCAATGGATGTTAAACGGTAGTTACGGCGGGCGATGGGAATCAATCACATATTTTGATACAAAAGATGAGGCTATCGAGCATGGTATCAACTTGTTAAAAAAGTATAATCACAACACGCATGACGAAAAAACTCGCAATCAAGTGATGAATGATTTAACTATATATTCATATTACAATGAACTGATTTATACTTTTTTTGTTGGTGAAATTGAGGAAATAGCGTTTCCAGACGAAACCGACAGTCTGCTAGAGAACATAGCAGAGCGAGTATGTGAAGTGGCTGGGGAGTATTCTGAGGGCTATTTGGACGATGTAACAGAAGAACACAGAGAAGAATTACAGAGTTTTATCTACAGGTGGGCGAAACAGCGTGGTTATTTACCTGAGTGCTTCCTAATAAGGGAAATAGAAGAGATTGATATAAGAAATTTTGAAGAGGTGTCGGAATGATGTGCGAATTTTGTAATGTGGATGTAAATAAGAGGGTTAAGAATATAAGCGACGAGAACGACGAAATGCGGTTGAATAAAGCAAGTCAATTAGAAGTTGCAGCAGGCTGGCAACATGGATTTACTTATGCTGAATTTAATATTAAGTACTGTCCGATGTGCGGAAGGAGATTGGGTTAATGGAAGGTATGAAAAAAATAACAAAAGAGTACGTGAAAGGAATGCGAGTGCATAACGAATTAACGGTGATTAGTCCCCCGACTGTGCCGGAATGTGTAGCGAAGTGGTTTGAAGAAGAACTAGCAGAAGCAAAGGAAATGGTGGCAAAACGCTCTACAGAGGAACTATTTGACAATTTAAAAGAGATGAATCGTGACGTGCGGGAATATACCTGCGGAATACAAGTGATTCTTGATGAGCTTAATGCCCGAGAAAAACAAAATAAGGAGGAAAATGAATGATGAATCGTGTCGTGCTTGTAGGACGCTTAACTAAAGACCCTGATTTACGTTATACCCCAGCGGGTGCAGCAGTTGCGACTTTTACATTAGCTGTCAATCGCCCTTTCAAAAACGGGCAAGGAGAACAAGAAGCTGATTTTATTCAATGTGTTGTTTGGCGTAAACCAGCAGAAAACGTCGCTAATTTCTTAAAAAAAGGAAGTTTAACAGGCGTTGATGGTCGCGTTCAAACTCGTAATTATGAGGGGAACGACGGTAAGCGCGTTTATGTGACGGAAATAGTGGCCGAGAGTGTTCAATTTTTGGAACCTAAGCAGAACGCTGTAGAAGGCTCTACACCGAATAATAATCAAAACGAAGCTAGTTATTCAAATAACAATAAAAACGGCTCATATCGAGCTAGTTCGAGCCAGAATAGTGATTCATTTGCAAACGAAGGTAAGCCGATTGATATTTCAGATGACGATTTGCCATTTTGAGCGAGAGGGTGAATAAAAATGACAGCAGAAACTGCAATAAAAAAGTTGAGAAATAGATCAATGAGCATCCGCCAAATGGCTAATGCGATTGCAGAAGTTACAAACTACCAAATTAGCGAAATCGAACAAATGGGGGATGAAGAGATTGAAGCGAAGTATACCGCGTTCGTCATTAATGATGCGAACGAGTACGCGAAGTAAATATAATGCGAAGAAAGTTGTTATTGACGATATAAAGTTCGATAGCAAAGCAGAAGCAGCATATTATCAGCAATTGAAACTATTAAAAATGACTGGTGAAGTAGTGAGTTTCGATTTACAGCCAGAGTTTGTGCTACAAGAAAGCTTTCGAAAAAACGGAAAACTGTATCGAGCGATTAAATATAAAGCGGATTTTCTCGTTCGTTACAGTGATGGACATGAGGAATTAATCGACATCAAAGGCATGTTAACAAAAGAGTTTCGAATCAAGCAAAAACTTTTCGAACTGCGTTATATGCAATCAATTAAGTGTTTGAAACAGAAAGGACGAAATTTCGTGGAGGTGTGAAAAATGGCAGTATTAGAGATGACAGAGAATAAAGAGAGGCAACGGGAGATAATTAGTTATTTAATAAACGAAAATTTACCTTTTGCTGACAGGAAAGTGTTGCAAAAAGAGTTAAACGATTTAATGAATACTAATACAGAAGAGAAAATGCGTACTTGGATGAAGAAGGAAGCAAGAGCGATAGTCGGAAATAGGAATTGGGAAAATATGAACATTATTGAATTTGTTAAATTGCGACATGCGGGGCTAACACAATCGGAAATAGCTGATTTCTTTAATGTATCTAAATCGAAAATGGATAATTTTGTAGCAATTAGAGAAAATCGCTCATATTACCGAAAGAATTTTGTTTACGATTTACACAGAATCGCTAGGGAAAATTGGACGGATAAATGATTTTTAGGGGGCGATTTTATGAAAAAAGAAGATGGTGTGTATACTCGCGTAAATGGTGAAGAAAAGTTAATAACAAAACCACCTGAAAACGGCTTCGGAAAAACTACCATAACCTGGAGTCACGGCAAACCTACCACTGCCGAAAATGTACAAACAATAAAACTAAATAAATAGTCTGGTCGAAAAAATCGAAGGACGTCATGAACAGTTAAATCTGTCGTGACGTCCTTTTTTTATTAATCATTGGGGAGAGTGACGAGAATGCAAGAATTAATTAATGAGTACAGAGGAGCTTTACAAGATGTGCAAAAAGTAAAAGCTAATCTGCAAAAAAGAATTGATGCTGAAAAACGCCCTCCATTAGAAGCGGGACATAAAAGAACTTTTCAAGATGTGTCAGAAAAAACCACGATGTCAAAATTAAAAAGTATTATCGACAGTTTAGAGTATTCAATTGAGTGGATGGAATTAGGACATGAACCAGCACCACGCAGAGCTATTCACAGACGCTCCGGTTTGCAAAGAGAGATATGCGTTACAGATATTGAAAAAATGCGTCAGTGGTTCGTATATGAGCATGGGAACGCGTATGAGTTTGAAGATAATGAGCCGAAAATTTCAGAATGGGATAAAATTCGGATGGAAGATGCTATGAGTACGATGTCAGCGCAAGAGAAAAAAGTATTTTTATTAAAACATGAAAAAAATTTATCTTTATCTCAAATTAGCGACGAACTAGAGATAAGCATTCGTTCTGTGCGATCATACTTACATCGAGGAGAAGAAAAAATACAACAACAAATCGACGGAAGTTTGTTCTGCATGGCAATTTAGTAATTTTTGCCGCACACCTGCCACCTATATATGAGAAGTGAAGATGATTACAAAAATAAATCATATATTGAGTCTGCGCTCCACTTCTCATTTATAAGTAATACATTGAGCATACTTATTTGTTTTGTTATAGTTGAATTAAAAAAAGGAGATGCTCATGGAGAACACTGAAATTTATTTTAATATTGCGCAATTGCTTATGCCATTACTTGGAATGTTAGGAATAGGTTTGATTCCAAAATATTTTTATGACAAGAAGTTAAATGAGCTAAACAATAAAATTACAAAGGAGTTACAAGAAATTAGGATTTCACAAGAAAATGTGCATCCTGAAAAGATAAAACTTTTTATTGATATTGTTAGTATGTTTAAAGAGATGCTATATATAAGCAAAATGCCTCAGAAAACCACAAATGAAATCCAAAGGTATGAAAAGAAGCTTAGAGAATTAGGGGAAATATATAATACGCTGATGTATAGTCTAATGTTATTTGCTAACGATGAAACAATAGACATGTTTACGACATATAGAAGATTTATACAAGAATATGATGCACCGTTTTTTATAGAAAAAGGGCTATCCGAAAAGGCATTTAATAATAAATATGTATATATGATGTCTGATCTTATTCTTGCGCTTAGGAAAGATATCGGATTCCCTGAAACTACTACGAAACAAGATTCTTTATTATATGGAATTTTAAATGATTGGGGTGAAGTGAAAGAAGAGTATTTTAAAGAATTAGATTTGATTGACAAAATATTAATAGAAGATGGTTTTTTTGAATAAAAATTAATTCGTGTAACTCTTTGAAGGCCTCGTAAAACAGGCTTTTTTTTTGATACATTAAAATAATAAGGGGTTGATTATATGAGAGACATTATAAAAGCTGGAATAACAGAGGTAAAAGGAAAAGAGCCAGAATTCAAAATAAATATTGCTGGTTCAGAACAAGAACAAAGCTTTGTGTTAGCCCAGATTCATTACATGAAAATAGAAAGATTAGCTACACTAAATGGTAAGTCTTTTGAACAAGCTAAGAATGATTATTTAGAAGCGCTAAGCATCATTGTAGGAACGATTAAAGATAATAATTAATTAGCGAAACAAACACAGAATGCGAGGTGGTGGAAGTGAGTGGCTAGAGCAAGAAATCCAAACAGAGACATAGCGAAGAAAATGTGGCTTGATTCAGATAAGACAATGCCGCTTGTGGAAATTGCCAGTAAGTTAAATTGTAAACCATCACAGATTAGGAAATGGAAATCGGAAGATAACTGGAGTGATAACGGCAATAGTAACGTTACGAATCAAAAGGAGCGTTACTATTCAATGAAAGGGAACGGGAATGCTAAGAACAATAAAGGTGGCGCCGCTCCTAAAGGCAATCAAAACGCCCGTACACACGGACTGTATTCTAAATATCTTCCGGATGACACGATAGAAATTATTAGTATGATGAATCAACAAGAACCAGCTGATTTAATTTGGGGGCAGATACAAATACAATACGCCGCTATTATTCGAGCACAGAAAATTATGTGGGTGGAAAACGCTGAGGATGAAACGAGAGTCCAGACACAAGCAGGGTTCGGGGATAGTGGTTCTGATAAATACGAGTATCAATTTGCTTGGGATAAACAGGCGAATTTTTTAAATGCACAAAGTCGTGCTATGTCTACACTAAGTGGGTTGATTAAGCAATTTATTGCCATAGCTGATGAGCAAGATGAACGTAAGGCTAAGCTTAATCAAATTATTGCATCAACAGATAATATACTGGCCCGCACAGCTCTTATTAAAGGCGCTGAAAAAGATACATCATTATTAAACGCATTGATTGATGTTGCGAATGGTGGTGATGGCAGTGGTTCAATTGGCATTCAGTCCAAAACAACAAGAGACGATACGGGAACAAACTAAAACCATAACGTTAGAAGTTAACGAAGGGACTCCGCGTTCTGGGAAAACCACAGCTGATATTTTTAAAATGGCAAATTTCTACATTAATTCTAGGGATATGAACCATTTAGTTACAGCATATAACCAAGAACAAGCCTTTCGATTATTTATGGATGGTGATGGTTTAGGTTTAATTCATATTTACGGAAACCTCGCAGAAATGAAGCACGATGAACACGGGGACCACTTACTTTTACATGCTCCAAATGGTAAGAAAAAGATTTACTACAAAGGTGGAGGCAAGGTAAACAGTGTGGGCGCTATCACAGGTATGTCGCTTGGCTCTGTAACATTTTTGGAAATCAACTTATTACACATGGATTTTGTAAAAGAGTGTTTCCGGAGAACTTATGCAGCAAAAGATAGATTCCATTTAGCAGAATTAAATCCTCCCGCTCCAAGCCATCCAGTATTAACAGAAGTATTTGATCGTTACGAAAAAACAGGACGTTACAAGTGGCGTCATTGGACACCATTTGATAATCCTATACTTGACGAAGAGAGAAGAAACGAACTATATAACGAATTAAAGTTCTCTTCTTACCTTTTGCAACGTGACTGGTATGGTAAACGAGTTTTGCCGAAAGGTATTATTTACGAAACATTTGATATGCAGAAAAACCAAATATCCAAATTAGAAGGTCGTCCAATTGAGATGGTCTTTTTTGGTGACGGAGGACAACAAGATGCTACTGTTTGTGAGTGCTATGTAATTACAGAGCACGCGGCTGACGGACATTATAAATACAAATTTAATCAAGTTGCATCCTATTATCACAGTGGTAGGGATACAGGAGAAGTAAAAGCTGGTTCAACCTATGCCGTTGAGATAAAACAATTCATTCAATGGTGTATGAAAGAGTATGAAGTACCAGTAAATGAGCCTGTTTTTATTGACCCTGCCTGTCGCTGGCTACGTGAAGAACTGGAAAAGGTTGGTGTTGATACAGCAGGAGCAGACAACAATGCTCATGATGTGACAGGTAAAGCGCAAGGTATAGAGGTTGGAATTGAGCGGATGCAGTCGCTATTAAGCGAAAGGCGTTATTTGCTTGTTGAACAACCTAACGATCAATATGACCATTACAGTTGGCTACAAGAAATTGGTATGTATGTACGCGACGAAAACAGCGGGAAACCAGTTGACAAGAATAATCACGCGATGGATACAAGTAGATACGCTACAAACTACTTTTATAGGAATTATGAAGATATATAGAAAGGAGTGATTAAATGGGTGTTTGGAGTGTAATGACACGCTTTATTAAAGGTTGGCTAAATGGAAAACCTAACGGCAGCGAACCGGAGTTAATACCAAAATATCTGCCGCTCATTCCAGATAATCAAAAAGAATGGAGCAAAGACTCCTATTTAACTTCGTTGTGGGCTCAAGGATATGTGCCAACAGTACACGATAAGTTAATGAATTCCGGAACAGGCAATGAGATAGTTGTTGTTGCGGCTGAGTATATATCTGGAAAGCCTTTAAGTATTGATGTAACAGGAGTTAATGGCAGTAAGGATGAAAACTTAACAAAGCAACTGAAAGAAGCATTACGGATTGATAATTTTGATAGTAAGAGCGTGAAAATTGTTGAATTAGCAGGGGGGAGCGGAGTATCCGCTGTAAAGATTAACATTTTAAATGGGCGACCATCTATTAGCGTTCATAGCTCTAGCCAATTTTGGATAGATTTTAAAAACAATGAGCCATTTCGTTTTAATTTCTTTGAGGAAATACCCACAAGTAATAAAGCAGATATTTATTATTTAGTTGAAAGCAGAGAAATAAAACAATGGGACAAGGAAGGGAAAAAATTATCTGGAGGTTTTGTAACATATTCTGTTATTAAAATTGATGGCGATAAAACTACTCCTATGGGTGCGGAGAGACTACCAGAACAGATTACAAGCTATCTGTACACAAATAATATTCAATTGAATCATTCTGTATCAATTGGTTTAAAGAGTATGGGCGCGTATTTAATAAATAATAGCCCAAGCAATACTAGATACCCACATCTTAATCTTGGGGAATCTGACTTATCGCAATGTACCAATTATTTATTTGCCGTAGATTACTTTTTCACTGTTTATATGCGCGAAGGAGAGAAAACAAAAACAAAAATAGCGGCTAGCGAACGAATGTTTAGGAAAAAAGTTAATAAGAGCACAGATAAAGAAGAATGGTCCATGAATGTAGATGAAGACTACTTTATGCAGTTCAAAGGAACGTTAGATGCTGGCGCGAAGTTAAATGACATGATTCAATTCATGCAAGGAGACTTCCGAGACGGTAGTTATCGCGAAACGATGGAATATTTTGCTCAGAAAGCTGTTTCGAAATCTGGTTATAATCCCGCTACTTTTAATCTAGGTAATAGGGAAGTTAAGGCGACCGAAATTTGGAGTTTACAAGACGCGACAGTGCGTAAAATTGAGAAGAAAAAACGCCTTATTCAAAATGTTTACGAACAGATGCTTTGGGACTTCCTATATTTGTTAACTGGTGGAACAAACAATAAAGAAAAAGCAATAATGCGTGATGAAATCAGGGTAATAATTGAGTTTCCAGATCCAATGTCTGTTAATCTGAATGAATTATCTAGCACATTAAATAATATGAACAGCGCATTAGCGATGAGTGTAGAAGAAAAGGTGAAATTAATTCACCCTAAATGGGAAGAAGAAGAAATTCAAGCGGAAGTAAAACGCATCTATTTAGAAAACGCCATTGGAGAGGTTCCGGACCCGGAAGCGATTGGAGGAATGGAAACGAAAGGTGGGTGATTAGATGAGTCATCACCATGCACCAGTGGATTTCGAAAAAGAAGCATCTATCTTACGAAACCACTTTAATAATGCCGAAATAGAATTACTTTTGCTGATAAAGAAGCACGTTATGCATGGCGCTAAGAATCCAACAAAATGGAAATTCATTCAGCAGTCGCGTTTGATAAATTTTAAAAGAGAATTGAAAGCACATATAAGTCTTTTCAAAGACGAAACGAGAGATAAAATAGATAAACTAACGTATCGTGTTTATCTTGATTGTGTGAATGAATACGAGGACGAAATGGAAGCCAGATATCAAACTAAGAAAGAGGTTGATATACAAAATGACGACTATTTATCTGAAAGTGATGCACTTATCCAAATTTCGGAAGATATGGCTAATTATTGGCAAAAAATCGCGCCCTCCAAATACAAACAAGTGGTTAAGGAAACAAAAGATAGCAATGGAATTTTAAAATATGCTATCGCAACATCACTTATTAATGTTTTAGGCGATGGGATAAGAAATGTTATAGATCAGTCTGGAAGAAAGTACCGACCAGGAGCTTACATGGAAATGGCTTCAAGAGGTGCTTTTTTTAATGTTGGCTTAAATGCCATGAAACGTGTTCTTGGAAGATATGAGCACGAATTAGTTCAAGTGTCAGCTCACGTAAGAAGTTGTCCGCGTTGTGCTCCTTGGCAAGGAGAAGTGCTATCAGTAAACTACGAAAGCAATGAATATAAAACATTACAAGAAGCGGAAAATGATGGATTGTTTCATCCAAATTGCCACCATTTTTTATATTCGTATTTCGAAGGTGACGAAACAGACGAGCCTATCCCGTATGATGAAGAAGAATACGAGGCTCAAAGTAAGCAACGGTACTACGAGCGCGGCATTCGTGATTGGAAAACAAAAGATATACTTGCAGAAGGTCCCTCTAAACAATATACAGCTGGGAAAGTAAGGCAATGGGAAGAAGCTTTGCAAGACCATTTGAATAACAATCGATTCTTAGAGAGAGAATTGGATAGAGAAATTATAAAAGCGTCTAAATGAACGCTTTTTTTGTTTGGTTTGATATAAAAATCTTGCCTACCTGCCGGCAACTAATAGACAGGGATGGCTCACTCAGAGCTTAAAAAGGAGGAAATATGAAGAATTATTTACAGCGTAAGTTTGACATCCAACATTTTGCTGAAGGTGGGAACGATAAGAATTTTACCCAAGCAGAACTGGATGAAATTGTAAAGAATCGCTTAGCGGCTGAAAAAAAGAAATTTAATGGAGAGATTGAAACCATCAAAAGCGCGCATGAGGAAGAAATCACGAAGTTAAACGACCAAATTAATCAGCTTAACGATCAAGTGGGCGAACATGATTCATCTGAAAAGGCATTGAAAAAACTTCAAAAAGAGAAAGACGAGGCACTATCAAAGCTGGATGAATATGTTCAGAAAGAACAAACGGCAGAGTGGCACAGTAAGTTAAAAGAAAGCGGCGTAAAAGAAGAACGTTACGAAGCGTTTACGAAGCTTTTTGGGGATGAAGAGCGAAATGACGACAACTTAGCGAAATTCGCAGAGCAATATCCGGAATGGATTGCAAAATCTGATGATGGTGACACGCCTCCACCAATCGGAGCAGGACTAGGCAATGCAAGTGAGCCAAGTGCTACAGACCCATTCATTCAAGCATTAAATTCATAATTAGAAAAGGAGAGATAGCAAAATGGCTATTAACTATGTAGACAAGTACGGTAAGGAGCTCGACCAGAAGTTAGTCTTTGGCACTTACACAAATGAATTAGAAACACCTAACCTTTTATGGTTAGATGCAAAAACGTTTAAAATACAAACGATTTCAACAACTGGACTAAAACCGCACACTAGAAACAAAGGATATAACGAAGGTTCGGCATCAAATACGAATACTCCATATACTATTACGTTTGATAGAGATGTAGAGTTTTTTGTAGATGTTATGGATGTAGATGAAACAGGGCAAGCATTAACAGCTGCTAATGTAACAAAAGAATTTAATTCAGCGCACGCTGCGCCAGAAGTCGACGCTTATCGTTTTTCTAAGTTAGCGACAGCGGCTAAAAATAATGGTCATTCTGCTGACGAAGCAATCACAGAAGAAAATGTTTTTCGTACACTTAAAGCAGCTATTCGAAAAGTTAAAAAATACGGTACACAAAATCTTGTTATGTATGTGTCACCAGACGTTATGGCTGCATTAGAGCTAAGTAAAGACTTTACTAGAACAATCTCTAATCAAAATATTGGGCCTTCTAGCTTAGAAACGCGCATTACAGGAATTGATGGAGTTAAACTTGTTGAAGTTGAAGCAGAAGATCGTTTCTATGATACTTTTGATTTTACGGATGGTTATACACCAGCGCCTGGCGCTAAGAAGCTTAATTATTTACTAATTAATAAAGGTTCTGTTATTGGCGGTACTAAACATGCTTCTATTTACCTTCATGCGCCAGGTTCCGTTGGACAAGGTGACGGATGGTTATATCAATATCGTGTTTATCATGATATTTTTGTAAAAGAACAACAAAAAGACGGGGTAATTGCCTCTACAATAGCTTAAGGAGGAGTTCTTTATGAAATTAAGAAAAGATAATGCAGTATACAATACCGACAATGAAGTATTAATTAAGCAGTTAAAAAACGATGGTTTTGAAGAGTTCGAGTATAAAGAACCAGAAAAAGAACCATCCAAGAGTAAAAAGGAGCCCAAAAATAAAGAGGGTGAGTAAATGAAAACGTATATTACAGCAAGTGAGTTGGCTAGTCTAACAAACTTAAGTATCGAACCAACAGAAGCGGATAATTTAATAAAAGCCGCTTCTGTAGCAATTGACAAGCAAATTATGCCTAATATCGTAGACCTTGACAATGTAGATGATGATATTAAGCAAGCTGTCGCGTGGCAGTGTGAACACATCAAGAAATATGGTGAGTTTATTGGCATTGGTAACTTTACACTAGGTAAATTAACTATGGGTGGTCAATCACAAAACTCGAACAACTTTATACCTGACGTTCCAGACAAAGTGATGGATTTGCTTTTATCTAGTGGCTGGCTTTATGCGGGAGTAGGTGGCTGTTAATGAGCTTTCAATTACCACCTATTCCAGAAGCTATCCTAAACACAGAAGTTACTATAACTAGTAATAGTGGGCGCGATGACTTTGGAAATCTTTTACCAGATGCAATTAATAAATCAATGTTTCGCTATGAGTTTGAAAAGCTCGTAAATAAAACACAGGAAGGGTTAAACATAAGATATATTGTTAATTTATTTTGTAACAAATTAAATTTTGTTGTGAGTGAAGGAGACAATGTATCTTTTGTAATTCCTGACTATTGTTTAATTAAAGGTGAGGTCCAGAGCGTATCTTTCCCGCCAAATCCTGATGGAAGTATTCACCATTTCGAAATTGTTGTAGGAGAGGTGACAGAGCATGAGCTTTAGTAGTTTTAAAGATGCAGTCATAGATGATATTCATAATAAAGCTTTGTCAACGGCTGCAAAGGCTGGGCGAGAATTGGTTGAATTAGCGCAGCCTGTTACTCCAATTTTGTATGGAGACTTGCGACGAAGTTCGGATTTTAAAGTTATCATCCAAAAAAATTCAACTGTAGCTAGAGTGTTTAGTTTAACTCCTTATGCCCGCAGACAATATTATGAAAATCGTCGGAATCCACGTTGGTACGAAATGGCTGTAAGTTATGGAATTCAGAGTATTAACCAAATTGTAGAGGGCGGGATGCGTTTATGATTGAAGATTTGGTAGCACATTTCAAAAAAACATTCCCAGCTATAAAAACACTTGGATTCATTAAACAAACGGGGCTTGATTCAATGGTAGTAATTAATGAAGCACCGACATTTCAAAACAAGCAAGTACAAACGCAAAGTCGTGTTCGTGAGAGCATCGGCTTTTTAATTTATGACAAAAACACAATTCAATGCAAACGAACATACGATTTATTACGTAACTACTTTCTTTTAACAAACCCTTCTGAGCTGAATATCCAAAATCAGAAGGTAGTAGCAACAGATGTAGCAAGCGGCGGACAAGTCGATTATGACGATGATGGTCGTTTGATTTATCAACTAACAATATTATTTGAAAAGGAGATGTAGGCAAATGCCAACATATGCAGTAAAAGAAATTGAAATCTTCGTGAGAGATGCAAATTTAGCAACCGGTGATGGAGTATTAATTAAAGATTTGGAAACACTAGATATTAGCTTGAATTCTAATATTGAACAGTACACAACACTTGGCGAAAAGTTTGAGCGAGCGGTTAAAACAGGGATGGCAATGGAGTTAGGTTTAGATGGGAAATACAATGATTCAGATGAAGGGCAAAATAAATTACGTGAAACATGGGACAAAGTTGGAGCTTCAGCGGAAAAAACTATTATTGTGAAACTACCATCGGGTGCTAAATATGAAATCACTGGTCCAATCGGTATTAATGATTTTGGTGGTGGTGGCGCAAACGATATCGGTTCATTTTCTGCAACATTAAATTCTAATGGCGCACCAGTTTTTACGCCGGCGCCTACCATTGAACCAACTAGCGTAACGGTAGATAGCGCCTCTAAAACAGTAAAAGTAGGAGAAACTGTTAATATCACAGCAGGCGTATTGCCATCAAGTGCTCCGCAAGATGTAACTTTCACTTCATCTGATGAAGCAAAAGCAACCGTAGATAGTGATGGTGTTGTGACAGGCGTTGCTACAACAGTAACTGCAATTAAAATCACAGTTGCATCCAAAGTGAAACCATCGGTTAAAAATGACGTTTCTGTTTCTGTAACATCTGCCTAATAAACAAAATACGAAGCCCTCTGAGTGAGGGCTTTTACTAATTTGGAGGAAAAAAATGAAATCATTTAAATTTAACGAAAATGAAGTAAAACTTCCTTTGGAAATTAACGGGAAAATGTATTATGCGGACATTTCGGCACAAGCACACATTAAGTACAGTGCGCTTTTGGATGAAGCCCCCAAAATTTTAGGACAAGTTCTTGCGCCTAAATTGAAAGGCGACGAAAGCGATGGAGAGCATACAACGCCGGATAGTGAAAACATGCATGAATTGTTAATGACTATCACAGATGGAATTGTAGCAACGAACGATGATATTTTTGCTATTTTTTTCAGCAAAGAAGACAGAGAAGAAATCAATTCCAAAACATTGCCAACTAAAGTCTATGAGGGGCTTATTGAATACATTATAGCTAAATTATTTGAAAGCGATATGAGCGAGGAAAGTGACGAGGGGAAGCCGCAGGAAAACAATATTACGGAATAGTTGAAGACTTTGATTTAATCGAGTCTTCTTTTTTGTCGTATTACGGTATCAGATTGCGCAAAGAATTGTCAAATATGACTTTTTCAGAATTCCGGACATATCTAATGAATTTAGGTGGGGAAACGCCATTTATGACAACTCTTGAAATTCGAATGACTGAACGAAGCAAAGTGCCAAAACATTTGCTGAAAGAAAAAATAAAGCAAAATCGAATCATGTTAAAGCGTGGATATTTTGAGGATGCTACTTCTAATGAAGAAGGATTAGAAAAGGCTTTGAGAGCTAACAGTAAGCTGAAAGAGGGGTGAAAATATGAGTAAAGCGGGAGAAATTTATTACGATATAAAAATACGAGAAAATGGCTATAAAAGCCAGATGAACAAAATCGATAAGGATATGGATAATTTTGCGAAGAAAGGGCAAAAAGCATCTGATAATATCGACAAAATCAATAAGAAAAACATTAATGTTAAAGGTCTTGATTCATCTATCGTCAAAGTTGAACAATTCGGAAATATGCTTGAAAAGTCTGGCCAAAAGTTAACAAAAGTTGGAACCGCGATGACCGTTGGATTTACGGCGCCAATTGTAGCGGGAATGGTGAAATCAACTAAAGCGTATCTTGATTTTGATAATGAAGTGACAGAAGTTAACTCTTTATTGCGTGAATCTGATGAATCTGCGAAAGAGTTTGGCGATCGTTATACACAAGTCTTTGATTATGCACAGAAAGCTAGTGTTAAGTATGGGGTAGCTTCTGAACAAACTATGCTCGGTATGAAAGAAATGGTTAAAAAAGGCTACGATATTAATCAAACAATGGCGTCTATGCCTGCGATTTTTAATGCTGCTCGTGCATCTGGCGATGATTTCGAAACAGTAATGTCTGTTACAACATCAACATTAGAACAGTTTGGAATGATTTCTAAAGATACAAATAAGCAGATGGAATACACAAACAAAGTTGCTGACGTGCTAACCTACGTAGCTGATAAAACAGCGGCTGGATTCTCTGATATGGGAACAGCAATGAACTATGTCGGTCCTATTTCGCATTCGCTAGGATATTCACTTACAGATACAGCAGCAGCTGTTGGTTTGCTTTCTAACCGCGGTATTGAAGGGCAAAAGGCTGGTACTGGCTTACGGGGGATGCTTACAAGTTTGCTTAAACCTTCAAAATCAGCTGCAGAAGCAATGTCTGCAGTTGGATTAAAAATTGAAGATAACAACGGTAATATGAAAACTTTACCAACGCTCTTGGATGATATTAATGATAAAACAAAGAAAATGACAAAAACACAGAAAAACTCTTTCTTGACAATGATTTTCGGACGTGAACCTTTATCAGCTGTTAATACGCTTTTAGAAGCGGGAGGCGATTCTCTACGTAAATATTCTAAGGGCGCTGATGAAGCAAATGGATATACTAAACAAGTTGCTGATAATATGCGAAAAGCTGGTAAATTTGGTGTAGATCAATTCAAAGCTTCGCTCGAAGTATTAGAACAGAACGTAGGACAAAAATTAATGCCTGCCCTCACTCCAATCATCGAGTGGGCTAATAAAATGATTGATAAATTTAATGACCTTTCCGGCGCACAACAACAAAGTATCATAAAATGGGCTGGAATTTTAGCAGCAACTGGTCCTGTGCTAATGATTGGCGGAAAACTAGTATCAATGACTGGCGGATTAATAAAAGGATTCGCGGGCTTAGGTAAGATTTTAGGTTTAGGGAGTAAATTAGCTCCTTTGGCAGCTGGGTTTGGGGCTACTACAACAGCGGTAGAAGGAACTAGTTTGGCAGCGGCAGGATTAGCGGGATCGTTTGGAGCGTTGCCAGCTGTCATTGGTTTAGCAGGCGCGGCTTTACTTGGCGCAGGAATCTATGCGTTGGATAAACATATAAGTAAAATTGAAGAGAGTAAAGAACGTGTGAAAACGTGGGGCTATGACATTGGCGCCGAGGCAGATAAGTCTATGGTGAAATTTAATGAGTTTGCATCGGAAGGTACATTGGCATTAGACACATTTGCATCAGGAGCAACGGCAGACAGCGAGAAAATTGTCAGTGCATTCAAAAACATGGCGGACGAAATTAAGAAGAATACAGACGATGCATTGGGTGACTTCAAGAAAGCATATGATGAAGCTTCACCTGCTGTACAAGCGTTACTAGACAACGCCATGAAAGATTCTGAAAAGAGAGCAGAAGAAAGAAAGGCAAACGTAGATTCGCAATATAAAGAAATAGAAAAGATTTATCAATCTCATGCGGTTAAAACTGGCAAGATGACATCTGAACAATCGAAAATTGTTAACAATATTTACAAAGATATGCAGATTGAACAAATTGAAAGTTTAGGCTTAAGCAACAAAAAGAAAACACAGCTGATAAAAGCGATGAACGGTGAGGTGCAGAATTTAAGCACAAAAGCACTCACTGAACAAGCTAACTATCTTGGTAAAGTCACAAAAGCAACAACAGATGAGACGAAGAAGCAAAAGAAAGCATTCAAAGAATCTTATGATAAAGGATTAATAGACAAAACGGCATACAATAATGCAATGAACCAACTGGATAGAGATCAGAATGGAACAGTGCGGTCTAGTGTAACGGCTTTGATACGAACGCAAGAACAGTTATACGACAAGTTAGGTGTAAGTAATGAAGTCGCGCGAAAAAACATCCGACGTGGATTAAAAGATATGGGACTAGATTATGACGAATTTACACGTGATGTACAAGAAAAAGCGGGCAAAGCTGACGAAGCCAGCAAGCTAATTGGCGATGGAGCGAAAATGGCAGATACCGCATGGAACAACTTAGTATTAGACCCTAAAAGTTCTGAAATAAGAGACAATGTTGGTGAATTCGTATCCAATTTAGCTAAAAGTGATGATGGTTGGAATAATCTTAAATTCATCATGAAAGAAGCAAAATTAACCACAGATGCTAAGAAAACAATTGCAACAGCAACTATTGAAAGTGGTCGCTGGGATAAGATGACTTTCAACGAAAAGAAATTAATTGTCAGTTATGAGGACTCTATACATGTAGCTAACGCGTTGTCAGATTTAGGTATTTGGGATAAATTGAAGCCTGAACAAAAAAGTATGATTGCGAATGCAGATACTAGTCTGGCGTTACAAAAAGCTCTGCAAGATATGGGTGTTTGGGATAAGTTGCCGCCATCCATGAAAACTCTAGTAGTTGATAATTCTGATGTAATAAAGAAAATGAATTCTTCTAAAGGGATGTTAGTTAGCTATAACGGAACGAACGTAGATTTAAAGACGCTTTTAGCAAATAACTATGATGTTAGGAATAAAATTCAGAGTGGTAAAGATGTTATTGTTCAATATAACGGACAAAAGGTGAATCTTAAAAACCTTTTTGCAAACAACAGAGACCTATTATCAAAAATAGATAGAGGTAGTAGAACAGTCGACGACTATAACAACATAGCTGTCCATAGAAAAGATTTAGTTATTAATTCCAACGCAGAGGCTACTAAAAACGCTATTGACAATGCTATAAACTCGTGGCGTGATATGCTCAACATGAAAAATCAAAAAGTAATTTCTATTGCATACAAAACGAGTGGTAAAAGTCCAAGCGGAATTCAAGAGGTAGGTTATGCAACTGGGACAAATAACCACAAAGGCGGACCTGCATTAGTTAACGATGCCAATGGAAGCAACTATGAAGAAATGATTACCACCCCGGATGGGAATAGTTTTGTTCCTAAAGGTCGTAACGTTCTTCTTAATCTACCACGAGGTACCGAAGTGCTACGAGGGGATAAAACAGCTAAAGCTTTGAGTAATGTGCCTCATTATGCCAAAGGTACTAAAACAAGCTATGCGAAAAATGTAAGTAATAAAATATCAAATGTGCAAGTAGATTACAAAACAGGCGCAATTAGCGCACAATCGTACATTAATAAATTAAAACAAATTAATAAGCAATATCGCTTAAATGCGGCGCAAACAAGACAAATCAAATTAAATATTGCTGGAGCAAACAAAGAAATTAATACACAAAAAACTAAACTTAATAAATCAATAAAAAGTAGCACACAAAAATATTATGATAATGTTGCTAAAATAAATAAAACGGCTAAGGATTCTATTAATGAAGCGAAAAAGACATATAAGGATGCTCTTAAATCAAATCAAGAAGCCGCATATAATCAGACTGGACTATTTGATGCTGCTGTTACAGAGAAATCAAGTGGTAGCGAATTAACAAAAAATCTTAAATCACAAACAGCCCAACAAAAAGATTTTATGGCTCAACTTGATAAAATGAAAAAACGCGGTGTTAGTAAAGGTCTTATAGACGAGATACGCAATATGGGTGTAAGCGCAACAGGACAAGCTAAAGCAATTGCGGGAATGTCTGATACACAACTGAAACAATATCAAGCTGAGTGGAGTAAAAAACATGCTAATGCAAACAAGCTGGGATTAGACGCTTCTGTAAATGATAAAGTGGCGATGGATAAAGCTGTCAAGGCGGCGAACGATAAAGCTAAAAAAGATTTGGCAAATGCGAACGCTTCTTGGTTGAAAGAACTTGATAAAGCAAAAGAATATCGCACTGCTGGATCTAAACTTGGTGTACAGACCGTAGCGGGGATTATTCAAGGGTTCAAGCAAATGAACGGCCCACTAGAGAAACAAGCGGATCAACTAGCTAAAACAATTGAATCGACAATCAAGAAAAGACTGAAAATCCACTCGCCTTCTCGGCTAATGAGCGATGAAGTTGGTGAACAAGTGCCAGCGGGAATTGGAGTCGGAATGCTTAAGAATCTAAATACTATAGATTTGGCGGCTCATAAAATGCAAAAACATTTAACAAGTCTATCACCTGCTATTTCAGTCCCAGTCACCCCGAACACAAAAGAAATTACGGCTTACTCAGGGGCTTCTATAGCAACGCAAGGAAGCGGAAACCCAGTTTCAGTACAACCAATTCAAATTGTTAATAAAACAATGTTAGATGGTCGTCTGGTGGCGGAGGAAACGGTAGATTTTATAACAGAAATTCAAAACAACCGTATTATTAGAACTAATCGAGCACAAGGGGTGATTTTATGAGTTTAGGATTCACATATAAAGGTATTCATTCATTTGATAAGCATGTGGAAATAATTGACATTAAACCACCATTGTTCCCACAAAACGAAGGTAATACGGAAAGCGTCAGTGGTCGTATTGGCGCTTTTTATTTTGGACCAAATGTTGGTCAACGAGGGATACAATTAGAAATACAAATTATTGGAGATAGCCTTAAAGAATTAAGTGAGCGGGCTACATCTGTCGCTGATTGGTTGATGCAGGTAGATGCAGAAGAACGCTCTTTGGTAATTGATGATGCGCCTGAAAAGACGTATTATGGTCGATTTGAAGGACCTACAGACTTAGATAGGCTTTTATATAACGGACGGGCAACGCTGAATTTTGTTTGTTCAGACCCGTATGTTTATTATGAACAAGAAGAATTTGAGCTAACTAGCGAAAGTAACAAATTACCAGTACGCGGTTCACAACCTACCAGCCCTGTAATTGGAGCAGTTATAAAACAGGATGTCACTTATATCGCTGTATCGAATAAAGAGGATTACTTATACATTGGCGAAGGAGTTGATCCAGATTCTGGAGAAACTCCAGTTAAACCATCAGAAATAATTTTAAACGATCCAATGAATGTGTTAGCTACATGGACCCCCATGCAACAGTCAGATTTAACATTTCAGCTTGATGCTAACAATGGAATTATTGATGGGAGTTTTACTTCAACCGCAAATGTATTTCGAGCATCTGATTATGGTGTTGGAACACAGTGGCATGGTCCAATGAGTAAAGTAGTTCTTCCCCAAGCACAGGATAACTGGCGTGTAAGAATGCGCCTTCAAAACATAGCATCAGCACAAAAGCAACAAGGTAAATTAGAAGTGTATCTTGTTGATGAAAAAGGAGCAAAAATTGCAACGTTTCAAATAAAAGATAATGCCACAAATACCGAAGTCAATATTGTTAAAATATCTATTGGCGATCAAAATGTTGCTAATTATCCTGAAAAAGATTTGTTTAATGAGGCAGGGAAAGTTACTAAAACATACAAAACAGTTTCAACTAGAAAAAAAGTTAATGGGAAATATAAAACAGTGACAGAAAAGGTGCAAACAGGCGCATACAACGAATACAGAGATTTTTATGGTTACTTTATCCTAACCAAAATAGGCAATCAATTTACCGCCGAAATTATCAAACTTGATAGCAATATAAAGCCTGTCTGGACAAAGAAAAAAGTATTTGTAGACACTGCTAATAAATACACAAAAAAATTAGCTCAATTAAATATATACGCTGCAGCATCAGGCACACATGACCCAAATAGGGACTTATTTTTCACAGATACACTTGTTGAAAAATTAAATATTGTTGCAAACACAGCTCCGCAAGTTATAGCTCATGCATCCGATGAATTAATGTTTGATTTTGAAACAGAAACAATTTATAAAAATGGCATTCCTTTTATGCAGAATCTAGCGATAGGAAGTCACTTTTTTAAGTTATTTGGTGGTACAACAGAAATATTAAATGTATCTCCGTTTGAAGCGGCAGATTGGACCGTATATGTTAGGCCAAGAACTTTTTAAAGGAGTGTTTAAATGTTATTGATATTAGATGAAAATAAAGAAATTGTAAAATCCATATCTGCTGACTCCACAAATGGAACTCATTATTTTAATGATTCACACACCGAGAAAGTTATAGATTTTGATTCAACTTATGAGTTTTCTGTTTCGACAGATGACGAAAGTTCAAAATATTTAACAGGTGGAAATTATGTGATGCTTCAAGACTTAGACGATGATTCATTGTTATTCAAAATTATTGAAGTGCAAGACATCAGAGATGACAATAGTTCGAAACCTCAAAAAAGAATCTTTTGCGAAAATGTTTTTATCTTTGATTTGAATAATGTAATTGTGACAGATCGCGCTTTTTCCAATAGTAATATTGGTCCCGCTTTAACATATGTGCTTGGCGGGAGTGGATGGATTCCTCAAGATACAGAAAATGTAGGGGCAGTTGCAAATTTGGAGTTCTCAGGATATATAACAGCTCAAGAAGCCCTACATCAAATTTGTACTGCTTTTGATTGCGAAGTTAAGTTTTATGTAAAAACATTTCAAGGGAGGATAGTTGGCTATTATTGTAAAGTCGCGAAACAGTTTGGGGATAATGAAGGTGTTCGAATTGAGAGCGGCACAGGCATTAAAGGAATAACGAGGAAAGTATTATTTACGAACATTAAGACTGCTCTTATACCTCTTGGCGCAACGCAAGCTGATGGGACACAATTAAACATTTCTTCTGTTAATGGAGGATTGAATTACATCTATAATGATGAAGCAAATGAGCAATACAACCCAAGCGGCACAGGTTACTTAATGACTAAGATTGTAAATGAAAATATAACAAATGCGGCAGCGTTGAAACAATGGGGTACTTTAGAACTTAGAAAGTTATCATCGCCATCATATCAATATGAAGCAAATATTTTAATGTTAGAACAAGTCTATGGTTTTGAAGCACATCGAATAAGAAAAGGCAGTTTTGTAAGAATTGTAGATTTAGAAATGAGTCCTCCAATTACAGTACAAGCAAGGGTTATTGAGTTAAATATTTGTTATAGCGATATGTCAAAAAGCACTTGTGTAGTTGGTGATTATATTGATATTAATTCGGCTACACCTGCGATTATAAATCAATTGAGGGAAAACGCGAAAGTATCAACAAATGCTAATAAAGTTGCGTCAATCGCAAGTAATAAGGCTGAAACAGCACAACAAATCGCTAGTAGTGCCGAAAGTGTAGCAAATGATGCAAATACAAATGCAACAGATGCAAAACAAGTAGCAAATGATGCTAAAGATTCCGCTGTCACAGCAATAGATACAGCTAATGACGCGTTAATGAAAGCTGGTGATAACAATAAGCCTTTTTATGGTGAGCTACCGCCAGCTATTCCAAAGATAAACGATACGTGGTTCAAGATAGATGAAGTGGAAAATACTATAACAGGTGTTTTTAAGTGGGATGGGGTAATTTGGAAAGAAATACCTCTGGATTATAACGCTTTAAAAGTCGGGGAGTTATCAGCGATTACTGCGAAATTAGGTGATGTAGAGAGCGGAAGTATCACAGGCGCTGAATTTATTCACAATATTAATTATCGTGATGATGAAGGCAATTTGTTCACTGGGACGGTCACGATGAATGACAATGGTTTTAATGCTGCTACAGTACTGCCAACTGGTGCCGGCTCTACTATTTTAAAAAGTGATGTTACAACACTTGGTGGTGTGAAAGTAGCACAGCAATTGATGGATCATAATATTTCTGGTGAACTCAAGGAAACAATGTTAAGAGGGGATTCACTAGATTTCACTAAAGATGGGCAAACAACTTTATCTGTAAATGCTGATTTATTTTACTCAATGCCGTGGCAAGATTTAATATTAAACTCTGGATATTCAACAGCAGAAGGGAATACTCCTCAATTTAGAATTATTTGCATCTTTGGTATCAGAATTGCCTTTTTCAGGGGGCAAGTGCAAAAATCAACCGCATGGACCTCTACAAATAATGCTTTCGCTTCTGTTCCTTTTGAGGTCCAAACAACGAAAACCGCGATGGCTTACGCACCAACAAACAAAGCGAGTGGTGGGCGTGTTCATGCTTCATCAAGTAACGCGATGGGATTTATACCAGCGGAAACGAGCATTACTTATTTTGCGTTAAATCAATTATTTTATGTTTTAGATTAAAGCCGAGCAAGGCTTATTTTTTATGGGGGATGATGAAAATGTATGATGGGCTAACAAAAGTTTTTGATTATGCTTTAGCGAAAGAAATGTTCTTCGCGGCGCTCTTTGTAGCGCTTTTTATAATCTTACTAATTATCACAAAAAGAATTTGGGATGATTCAAAAATTGTAAGAATAGAAATGAAAGAAGAACGCGAAAAAGTGGAGGAAGAACGAGAGAAGCGTAATAAGGAATCGAAAGAAGAGAGAGATAAATTTATAAGTACGATGAACGAACAACAGCGATTGATGGATAGGCAAAATGACATGATGAAACAGCAACAACAATCAATTGACAGCTTGTCTAAATCAGTCGGAAAGTTAGCTCACAAAGTAGATTTGTTGGAACACAAAATAACGAAGTAAAGGATGATAGAAATGGAGTTTGGAAAAGAGTTACTAGTTTACATGACATTTTTAGTAGTTGTAACACCTGTGTTTGTTCAGGCGATTAAGAAGACGGAGTTAGTCCCGTCTAAGTGGCTTCCGACTGTTAGCATACTTATTGGTGCTATTCTGGGCGCATTAGCAACGTTTTTGGACGGCTCTGGATCGCTTGCAACGATGATTTGGGCAGGCGCATTAGCAGGAGCTGGCGGTACTGGATTATTTGAACAATTTACTAATCGAAGCAAAAAATATGGAGAGGATGATAAATAATGACAAGTTATTATTATAGTAGAAGTTTGGCAAATGTAAATAAGTTAGCAGACAATACGAAAGCGGCAGCTAGAAAATTGCTAGATTGGTCTGAAAGCAACGGGATTGAAGTGTTAATCTACGAAACAATTAGAACGAAAGAACAACAAGCCGCAAATGTTGCTAGCGGAGCGTCTCAAACAATGCGCTCTTATCATTTAGTTGGACAAGCGCTAGATTTCGTCATGACGAAATCTAAAACTGTTGATTGGGGCGCTTATCGTTCAGATAAAGGCAAGAAATTTGTGGCAAAAGCGAAGGCCCTTGGATTTGAATGGGGCGGTGATTGGTCTGGATTTGTAGACAATCCGCACCTTCAATTTAATTATAAAGGCTATGGGACTGATACTTTTGGAAAAGGAGCTAGTACTAGTAATTCTCCTAAACCGAGCGCAAATGCGAACACGAACAGTCTAGGATTAGTAGATTATATGAATTTAAACAAACTAGATTCAAGCTTTGCGAATCGCAAAAAACTAGCGACAAGTTACGGAATTAAAAATTACAGTGGAACAGCAACGCAGAACACAACATTATTAGCGAAGTTAAAAGCAGGAAAATCACACACACCAGCAAGCAAAAACACATACTACACAGAAAATCCTAAAAAAATCAAAACACTGGTACAGTGTGATCTATACAATTCAGTAGACTTTACAGAGAAGCATAAAACTGGCGGAACATTTCCGGCTGGCACAGTCTTCACGATTTCGGGGATGGGGAAAACGAAAGGCGGGACACCTCGCTTGAAGACGAAGAGCGGTTACTATCTCACTGCTAACAAGAAGTTTGTTAAAAAGATTTAGTTTAAAGCCCTCGCGTGTGCGGGGGCTTTTTTATATTAAACTATTTATTGTTTAACCAGTTACTTTCAGGTTTCATAATTAAACGAGCATTACAATAGGCCATTCCAGGTGTAAGTATTGTATTTATTCGATATGAGTCAATGTGTTTTTCGATGGCTAGAGGAAGAGTATCTTTACCAAATCTTAAAGGCGCGAGATACATAATTCTTTTATTATAGTATTGAGGGACTACTAGTCTATTATTTCTTAGTATTCTCTTTTTCATTTGTTCAGTAGAAGAATTAAGGATTGTTATAATTATACTCTTATCCAATTGTTGTATGCCTTCTGGTAGTCTAGTAAAATTTTCTTCAACTATATGCTCCATGTTGTATAGTACATTTAATTTCGTATTAAAGTACATATCTTGAGGATTTGAGGCAAAATAATCAATATGTTCAGGTAAAGACCCGCGCATATTTTGAGGTATATCGTGGTCAGAACTGCGATAAAAACTATTGAAAAACCATTCTTGTTCATTAGGCCTAGAATTTTTAGTAAAAAGCATAAAAATTTCTTCCCCAGATTGAGTCAATAATCCCGTGTTCATCAAACAATGATTATCTTTAAATTTTAATAAGTTTTCATCTTTACATTTTGAAAAAGTATGATGGATGAATTGAAAAAGAACTCCATACTTTTGGTTTGACGATTTAGCATTTGGATTTTCATAATACCAATCTTCTTTTTCTGCTAAATTTTCTGCTAAATAAATTAATTTATTATTAAAATTACCTAAGGCAGCAAACTTCTTTAACGGTGGTGTTTCAAGCATCTGATTATATCCCAAATTGCATCCTCCCTAAATTAAGTATAATAATATTCTATATTAAATTCGTCTTTTATACTAGACAAAAGAATAAAAAAAATATATAGTATAAGTATTAAGAGATTAAAAACTTAATTAATACGGAACAGTATTATAAATCTCTATAAACTTATGTACTTAAAAACTAATTCAAAAAAACTAGAAAGAAAAAGCCTCGTTTAATCGAGGCTTTTTTTATGCAAAAAAACACGCTAAACATAAGCTTAGCGTAATTGTTATATCAATTCATTTTATCTAAAATCGGTTTAAAGTATTTATCTTCCGCATCTCTACGTGCTTTTATGGCATCATCTTTCTTTTCAAATCTGCCTAAAAAATGTAATTTTTTTTGAAAGGTAATAGAAGCTTCCCATTTATTTCTTTTCTCATCCCAACGCACGCCTTTTATCCCACTCTTGTTTCTTGCTGATAGGCTTCTAGTTAAAGCTGATTTCATAGTGCCATCGACTGCGTCTACTTCTAGTTTTCTTTTAAGGGCGTTTTTCTGTGCTGTTTCTGTCCTTAAATTTTTTTCAGCATATTCACGCCCATTTTCTTTAGCTAAACAACCGCAAGATTGAACATGACCACGTTTTAAATGTTGAGCTAATACTTCTTTTTCATTGCCGCATACACAAAAACAGTTCCATAACGCGTTACCATTTTCAGAACGAACAAACTCTTTAACTGTTAATCTTCCAAATTTCTTATTTGTCAAATCTATAACATGATTGTTCACTAGTGTCACTTCCTTTTAAACTTATCAAAGTAACTCATTTTTCTTCTCTTTTAACACGGTGATAGCATTTTCTAACGCTTTACAAACATCTTTTTTTATATTTACATGTTCTTCGTTTTCAAATCTATTGAACGTAAAAGGAAGTACTTCAATATTAGCAGACTCAAACTCTTTGATTAAGCAGTATAATTCGAATTCTTGTGCAGGAAATGAGAGTTTGTACTTGTCTAACAGGTGTTTAAATCCTGCAAGATCGTCAGAATTTTTTTCTATGTCTTCTAATTCAAACAAAACATCTGATACAGATAAACCCGAAATCAACGATAGCGAGCGTAGTATTGAAACAGTATATTTATTTAACGGTTTTTCGTTCTGGTCTTTTAAAGTGTTTTGTGAGATACCAGTTAATTTGCTTAACTGATACCTCGTCAAATCATGCTTTTTTAAGAATTCATCTAATAATTTAATTGTCATTTAGTTTAATTCCTCTTTATCATAAGATCTTGTGTAAATTAAATCGTCTTCAAATATTTCGAAACCATCAAATTCAAAATCTTCCCCGTAATAAACCCCTGCATCACTAACATGTTTTTCAGGACAACGAAAATACTGAGTTGCTGCTTCCCGTGTGTTACGCTCAACGCTTGTGAATAGTAGTTCTTCGTTATTTGTTTTCGCGTTTTTAATCAATTCAATTACATCGTTTTTATACATAGTTTTGCTCAT